TAATTTATTAATCATCCGTTTAACCGTTTGTAAGAATTTGTTGAGCTTGTGCAGCATCTTTCATAGCTCCTGCAAGTGGTTGAGCAGATTGAAGCATACTTGCCTGTTCTTCAGCTTGTTGTCTTGCCTGACGAACCTGAATAATATCATCAGAACTTCGAAGGATAGGAGTTGGTACACCTGACACCTCAGCAGTTAATTGAGCCAGTTTATCTTTATCAAACACATCTAAAATAGAAGGATCAATGTTTGCGAATGGTGCAAGTAGCTCCATTGTACGTTGAACACCAACAAGTTCTTCAGCTCTCTGCATCCGACTCATCGGAGAATCATAAATAATTTCATATTCACCACCGGCTTCAACCAGTGCTGCCGGTAAAGGAGGGAGTATATTATTCTGCATTAGAAGATCAATTTCACGCTCAATCAGTGGACCAATAGCCTCAGACTGTTGTCTACCCATAGTAGGAGTAAGTAACATTCCCTTTTCTTGTGCTCTAATCAATGCTTCAGTTGCAGTCATGCGAGGGGTATCAACAAGAATCTGAAATAGTGTAATAAGGAAAGCATCGTCAATTGCCGCCCGTCTTTGATCCATCTTCGTCTCAGCAATATCAAGTCTGGCCCCAGTATTAAAAGGTTGAATTAATTGCCTACCGTTACGATCAACACCACCAATATTCAATCCACCCGGGCGCATGTTAACCTTCATTGCACCACCACCAAGAATCCCATCATCATGTAACAACAGTGGTGGGTCAACTAGCTTATGAACCGCACGAATATCAGTCTTTGCCATCTCATTAAGCATTTTAATATCAGGTAACGCCATCATTGCAGGACTACGACCATAGGTTTCATCTGGTGCAGTCACATAACGGCTGATACTATATGGAAAGCTACCGTAACCGCCTTCCGACATCATGTATTTACAATCAGTGGAGATATAATAAGACCCCCAAGGTTTATTTTTAGAGTCAACCCGTGAAGAATCAAAGTCTGTACGTGGGGACACAACATGAACAAAGTTAAATTCAGTGTCCTCTTTACCTGGTGTTTCAAGAGCCTTCTTTATCTTCTCAGGGAGATTCTTATCTCCCCATTGTTGTGCAGACTGTCGGGCAGTAAATTTAAACTCTCTAAACACTGTGTCAATCATGCCCTGATGATTTTCAAGGAAATAAGTATCCTTCAAGTTAATCGACTTATAACGAATACCTGTATTTGAATCAAAATCAATAAATAGAGTTCCAGTGCCAAACGCACCAACAGACATCCATCGTTCATGATTCTGTCCAGCGAAGTTTGCTCTTGATGAATATCTGGCTGCAAATAATATTTCATTTGTACGAAAGAACCAATCCTGTACTTCAAAGTCCTTATTCAGTTCTGGAATTGTTGTTTTAAGATTGTGCCATTTAGATTGTCGGGGGGTGAGCATGGAGTCCATGACGGACGCAAACCGGTCAAGAGCCAACATAGCTTTTGAATCAAAAATCTTCTGGGTTTTCTTCTCCCCTTTTGTCCTATCACCAAGAAACCCTGTTTGCCTTGGAAGAACCCTTTCAGCAATCTCTTCCCAATGAGTCTCCCAGTTTGATCTCGTTCCTTTGACTTTATCAAACCTACGAATCATTTCCTCTACTTTGACCATACCTACCTCACCTGTATATCATCGACCTAATAGTGTAGTTGTACCAATACTCGGAGTAGAGAGTTGTCCAGATACTTGAGTTGAATAACCAGATGCTCTACGTCTTGCCGCTGCTGCTGCTGCCTGAACAGCGGCAGTATCAACAGATGGAGTTGGTTCAATAGATGGTTGGTCCGCCATGTCAGCCGCTGTCGCAGCTTGAGGATTAATGATTCTCCCCATCATGGAATTATCTGCCGTGTAGAAGTTACCAGGATCAGCAACCTGATGAGCATCTTTTATACCGGCAGACTCAAGAATCTCACCACCTGGATCAAATAATCCTGATGCACTTATACCACCGCTTCGTTTGCCAAAGATATTTCCAGGGTCAACTAGTGTTTCTATCACACCACTCATAATAAACTCCTAAGCATAGTCAAAAACATCGTAATCGGATTCCGCTGTTTTATTATTATACATATTCCTGCGTTTATGCAAGTTAATATCTATTCTTGATACCGGTTCAGAAAAGGTCAACGCTAAACTGTCACCCTCATCAGGCGACCCCAAACCCCTTCGCTTCATCCGATCTTTAGTCTCCAACTTCAACTGACCCTTCGGGTTTATATCATACTCTGGTCCTGTCAAGTCATCAACCAACTGTTGACAACTGTCAATCGCGCCAATGGTTAACCAATCACGCAAATCCCCCCACATCTCAACCCGTTTATTCAAATACTTTTCAGGGTCACGAGCACGTTCCCCACTCTGAACCTCTGTAACCCGATACCCCAACTGTTTCAACCTATCCACAACTCCACCACCAACTCCACCACCATCAACAAACACCGCACCAGGGTTAAACTTATCAATCAGGGTCGCCACTTCAGTACTCAACTCCATGGCATTAAACCCCTTATACCGATACGGGGGTATTGACCTCGCATCTCGACCCTTCCTGAACCGAACTACACTACTATCATCTCCAAAACGTGCAACGTCTACCCCCATTAAGAGTGGTGCACCTGGATCATCGTCCATCTCCCGTATACAAGCATCACTCACCACTTCCCGACCAATAAACTGATTACTCCCTATTCTAGGGAACTGACCTTTGACCTCTATCCTGGTAACATCATGATCTTCACCATACTTCTCAGCCATTCGTTGATAAACCCCACCATCAACCCCCTCAACAGATCGACTATCAACAGATATATTATCCCAAAATTCCACATCTTTATGAAAACACTCAAAGAACCTACCCGTATTCCTCCGAGGGTTACTAATTGTTATCCATAATCTTAATGGTGATAAGTCCGTAAAAAACCCCTCAGTGACCTGCCATATCGGATCAGCAATCCCACTGGCCTCATCATACTGCACCATCATTCCAACCTGACTGTGCGCTCCAGCGAACGCGTCAGGGTTCTCTTCTGACCAGCTCTGCCCTTCTACATAATAATATTGAGTATCCATCTGAAGTTGACTCTCAATAATCTCAGCAAACCAACCAGCCGGTTTCAAACTCATGCTCGACTTCTCAAACCAGTGTCGGTTAATCGACATTGTATGCCACTTCCCTAACTCAGCCATTGTCCTTGATCGAAGTTGAGTCTCCGTATTTGCAGTTACAATACACGTCGCTCCTATCCAACAGCTTGCCACCCACATGTCCAACATGGCCAACAGTGCACTCTTCCCAATCCCTCGACCACTACTAATCGCCAAATACAATGGAGATGGACCCAACCCCACCCGCTGTTTCTCATTATCAAGCAACAAATGTTCTCGGATCTTCCTGAATTGTTCAACCTGCCATGTTCTCGGGCCTGGAAACTTCTCCAGTGGTGTCCCCTTCACTCCCCATGGAAACGCATACATCACAAACCCGTAAGGATCGTACTTGAATTGGAGTAATGCCTCCATCAGTTCTTGTTCTTTATGTGTCGGCCCCTGCTTCTTACCAGCCCTATTCGACATGTTGAATCCCCGGAGTAATGTCAATTACATTATTCACCCGATCCTGAGCTCTCTCCATAGCAGCACCAATATCAATCGTTATATTCTGTTCAAGCTGTTTAGTCTCACCAAAACGCTTCTTGTTATAAATACCCATCAAATATTTCCTCGTATTAATCCTTAACGTTGACCTATGTACATCCTCAATAGTGTCATCAGCGTCAGCAATATCAATGAGAGTACCAGCCATTATTTCTGAAGCAACAGCCTGTGCTTCGTAATATTGCATCTTCCTCTCTTCATCCTTCATGACCCACTTGAGAAACTTCCCATAATCAAGAACCCTCGGATCTTCTCTGAGAATCACACTAAGTGATCTACATTCCATGAGTTGTTCCAGGACATACGTGAATATGTTGGTGAACGTGATATCCAATAACTGTTGTTCCAGTTGTGTCACAACAGGGGATAATCTGGATGATGGGGGTCTGGTTTGTAACCATTCAGGAAGAGGTGGTGGATTATTATCCTCACCAAGATGTTTAAGTTTTAAATTATGAGGGGACAGATCTTCCGATTCCATACAAGGGTACCTCTCCCTAAGCATCTTATCAACTTCATTCATACCAATAGATATACAATACCAGCAAGCATAAATCAATCCTTGATGACGATGCTTCTACAAATACAACGGGTTATGAATTAAAAAACTATATTTTTATAAAAAACACAATGGGTTATGAATTAAAAAACTATATTTTTATAAAAAATACAATGGGTTATGAATTAAAAAACTATACGGGATTACTGGGG